TGAGCGGCGACATCTGCATGATCTTTCCTCATTTTTATGATTTCCGCTTCCTGAGTTTCCCGCGTTTTTCTGTCTATCTCCAGATCGTAGGCTTCACAGCGACTTACCCAGTTGAATTTTTGTGACAATTGTTCCAATGGCTTTGCAGCTTTCAGATTTAATTGTTTCGCAAGCTTTCGCAGGCTTCTCTTATTGGCTCGCCGCCAGTCTTGGTATGCCATATCCCTATATGCGCAGAATTGTGCATATTGATTGCCGTTTTCGCCCGGTAACTGCTCCCATACTTCGTCGGGCATTTCGCGCTCTGCAGGCTTCTTGCCGGTTACCTTTGGATGCGTGCTTCTCTTTTTTGTCGCCATAATTCTCCTCCTTTCTTGGAATAGAAAAGGACAGGCTGTTTCCAACCTGCCTTCGTTTGATTTGATAAATTATTTGCCGTCCTGCGTAAGCTCGGCATATTTATACACCTTGCCGTTCCTTTCGCAGGTCACTTCACAGTTGCCGGTGAGCCGGATATAGCTGTTGATGATGACATCGCAGTATATCGGATCAAGCTCTATTGTGTAGCAGCGTCTTCCCGTAAGCTCGGCACCTCTGAGGGTGCTCCCACTTCCACCGAAAAAATCAATAACAAGATTGCCTGGTTCGGTGCTGTTGTCAATTGCTCTTACCGCAAGCTCTACTGGCTTTTGCGTTGGGTGCTCTGTGTTAGCTTCCCGACTTACCTCCCACGTGTCAGTAGCTCTGTCGGATTCAGACGAGTAAAGCGTAATACTTCGACCTTCGGTCAGCCTAATATGCCTCAGTTTTTTGTTCTTTGGTATTTTGTCGTTGATATATACCTTATTGCCGGTTCCGTCTGTCAGTACCACACCACCGGATAGAACAGTTGCCGCTCCATCTGCTTCCCGGAGGACGGCTTTCCATATTGTCCTCTGCGAGCGATCTCCGTAGAAGTTTGCGCTCTGTCCTGCCTTTTCAGCGTAGAAGCAAGGCTCATGCGCCCATTGGTAGTCGGCGTGACCGAGCACCGGCGCATTCTTTACCCAAATAATGTATTGCTTCTCTACTATTCCAGCGGCTGTCATGGCATCCTCGAAATCTCGACGAGTACTGCTTGCGTGCCAGATATAGAAGGCGGCATTTTCCTTAGTGTACTTGGCGTAGTTCTTAAATGCCGGAATGAGAAGCACTTTCATCAAGTCGTCGCCGGTTAAATCATCATTTTGGAGCATATCAAACTTGCCGCTCTGACTCTCGTAGCTCACTCCATAGGGAGGATCCGTGTTCACAAGGTCTGCTTTTTCACCCTGCATTAGTTTTTCGATGGCTTTTTCGTCTGCTGCACTGCCACATATAAGTCGATGCGGTCCGAGCATCCATAGATCGCCTGTTTGGGTTATTGGTATGTTGTTTACAGGCTCTGTGGCATCAGCTTCATCGTTCTGAGTGTCATTCTCTCCTCCAAGAGAAGCGATAATCTGTGCGATGTCCTCCTTGGTATAGCCAGTTAACTCGATGGGCGCCTCTTCAAGGTTAATGTCTCCAATCAGATCGATGAGACGTTCTTCGTCAAGGGTAGACAATTCAGCGAGTCTGTTATCTGCGATAAGATCCGACCACTCCTCGGAGTCACTTGCATATTCCTGATAATCCACTGGTACCTGAGTCCACCCGTTTCGCTTAGCCGCCATAAAGCACCCATGCCCTTTTACAATAAGTCCGCTGCGCTTGCTTATGGTTATTGGTCTTCTCCAGCCAGCTGCTTCTATGAGATTTGCCAGCACCTCCACCTGATGTTCGTTGTGTTGGTTTGGGTTCTTAGGATTTGGAATTACTTCTTCTATTGCCACGATTTCATCGTGAGAACAAAATACCGGCACGCCGTCAGCTGTTTTTGCTTTCGGTGTAGCTCCGGTTTCGTAGTCAATTCCAAGGGGATTCTTGATCTTTTTCTTTGCCATTTCTAATCCTCCACGCTATCATTTTACCATTTTATTATTGCCGATTAAATGCCCACTTTTTGCACCATGCTTGTACGATGCAAATAGTAGGGGTGTTTCAGCCCAGTTTAAGGCTGTCTATGCCGAAAATTAAAGCGCTGATTGGCTTTATTGCACTTGTGATGTCCTTGTAAACCGTCCGCACTTCCACGCATTCTTTTTCCGCTATCTGCTGGGCAGTCAGCTTATTTTCATTTATGTACATTGCCATGATGGTGCGGTAGCGGCGCATATCTTCATCTTTGCCCGATTGCTCGCAGCCGATTCGGTAGAAGGTCAGCATTTCGTCTACATGGTTCAGAATGATAATAGTGCGTTGCTGACTCTTCTTGATGCCTTCAACATAGAGGCTATCATCCAGCGCCGCCTCGTCCAGTCCGTCCAATATATCTATAGCATTCTCTCGTACTTGTTTGGTGCTATAGATTGCTCCCTCTATGTGCTTTCTCAACGAACGGTAGTTTTTAAGAAGCAGCCGTGTATTTCTTAGCCTGCGGTCATACCGGCTTTTGTATGCTTTTTCTTTCTCTTCTGCCAGATAGCTCATAGCTTCCTTGATTCCGGCTTCTATGCCGCGCTGAAGCGCTATATCGAGCATCCTTGCTCCGATTACTGAGAAGTTTTCTGCTGCCGCGCCCATGCTCTGCTTGCTGTCCATTTGCTTTTCCTCCCTCAGATACGAATAATCATTCTTACTTTTTTCTCTTAGGACACCACGGCGGAGAAGTCCTGCTATATCTTCCGGGTATGTGCCGTCCTCCTCGGTCGTCGTATCCTTCTGCGTCCCAGCCGATTCCACAGGTACATTTTTCTCCACGGTTGCCTTGAGGCTCTTTTGTGCAATGCTCGCACTCTTTACAATGCGGGATGGGAATTTCTTCGTGCTTCAGCTCTGGCGGAAATTCTTGAATCAGATCGTCGCCCCATACTTCGCGCATTTCTTTGCTGTCCTTTAGCAGGACTGCCGCCTGTGTGAATTTAGCGGCTTTGATTACACTCTCAATCCACTTTTTCTCCGGTTTCACTTTGTTGACGGAGTTTCCTGTTTCCGCTCCGACAATAATCCATCGTGCTTCTCCGAAGCTTCCCAGCCCCACGTTGAGGTCTTCTTTCAAAGGTTCCACGCTTATGAAAGTGTTGTAGGAGATACCACCTTTAAATATCTGCTGCCCTTTGTTCGTGACCGTCGTTCCGTACCACCAGTTGTCACGCTTCGGAAGTTTTCCGGAATTTGCAAGGACACGGTAGCGCTTTGGATTCTTCGTCAGGAATAGGTAATTATGCCACGGCGCCGCTTCGCAGGCACTGAATACTTTCTCAATCCATTCATCCGGTACCCAGTCTCCAAAAAGATCAGCCATACTGCAGACGAATATGTTTGCGGGCTTTTTCTTCTGTGCGGGCATCGATAGGCGGTATTCGTGGAGCGTCGGCGTGAACCCAACGGGAAATGGTAGCACCCTGCCGTCCCGATTCTTGAATGGTTCTTTCAGGGTGCAGATATATGTCCGCCTATCAATCTGTATTTTGTTGCTCGCTGCGTTAAGCCGAATATCTCCGCTGAAGCGTCGCGCCTGCTTCCTCGCATAGCAGTATTCGCAGGTGTTGTGGCATCCGGTGACAGGGTTCCACGAAAAGTCACACCAGTCAATTTTGCTTTTATTCATCATTGTTTCAAGCTCCTTTTGTATCTTAAACGTGCGTCGTTTCCCAACTTGTTTAAATTCCTTTTCTTGGCAGAAGCGCTGAGCCGCTTTTTTCTGCAAGCCGGACACAAGTAGGCGTTGGGTCCGCCACGAAAAACTTTTTCGCAGTCTTCACAAATTGTGGGACATTTCATCTTCGTCCACCTCCTCGTCAGTGGTGTCATTTTGCCTTTCCCACTCGATTTCGATATGTCCACATCTTTTGCATTTAAGCACTCTGACGGTTACGTTTTTGTGCTCCTCCACGGTTTTGTATGCGCAAGGGTCGAGTTCGTGTACGCCATCCGGCAGTATCTTCACTCCATCTCCAAACGAGCATTTAGAAATTTGCTGTTCAGCCGTCATTTTGCTTTCTCCACGTTTAGAAGTTCCGGGTTGTCAAAGATGTTGCCGATAACTTCGCACGAACTTCGAACATATGCAGCAGGCATATTTAAGCCAATATAGAATTGACCGTATCCAAATTTCACTTCAAAGTACCCGTTTGAGTTAAGGGTTACTGCATGAATAATATCCCCCTCAAAAATCTTTACGCCTTTCCTGTCAGGCACTCCGGAGCAAAGCCCAACTGTTTCCGGCATAACCTCGACCGCTATAATTCGCATTGGCGTACTGTCGCAATCTTCATCAAGTGGGTACGAATCAGTCATGATGAACGACCTTTCCTCCCGTTCAAAATAATACCCTTTCACCCAGCCGCCGCCATCTTTACGCCGACCGCGGTGCAAGCCTAAATCTTCACGCATTTTGCTCCTCCGTTTTCAACATCTTTGGGTTGCTGCTGATCAGCCCTCCTGTTCCATGCTTCGACCGCTTGCCGCTTACCTCGCTCGCCATGATTGTATTGCATAAATACTCGGCATTTCTGGCAACCGACCCATCCCCACCCAAATGGTGGGTTTTCATTCGACATTCCTGCGACCTCGTTCGTCTGCGCTTCGCCTCCGCAAAACGGACATGGTTTCAATTCACTCATTTTCAGCACCGCCTTTCAGCAGCTCTGGGCTGTCGTGGATATTCCCAATCACAACCAAGCCGAAAAGTTCTATTTCGTCAGCACACAATGTATTTGCTTCGTGCTTATGCTTCTTTCGGCGCGAAACATCGCGAGTAAACTCAAACCCGCCATCCTGCCAAACAACTACCCAGCGTTTCCAATCCTCCGGGTTTTCGCTGGCTCTGCTTTCGACGATATCCCACTCGAAAATCTTGACCTTGTTTTTGTCGGGCAAGCCGGTGTATTGCCCCACAGTCTCCGGAATTACTTTATAACAGGTATCGGACGTTGGGCTTATCATGACACACCCGCATTCTTTTAGATACTCAGCTGATAAGCTGCCTATAACCCATTCTTTATTATCATTTCGCTTGCCCTTGTACAAGCCTATGCTTTCACGCATTATCAATCTTCCTCGCTTTCACCGTTCTCATCTCGTTACCCATTTCCTCCAGTTCAGTGAAAAGCTACTGTTGATCTTCTGAATGCCAGCTCTTTTCATGTTTGCCTTTGCTACACTGCGGGCGAGTTTACGAGGATGGAAGCTGACGGCTTTGGTTTCTCTTTGACTCTGTTTCATGGTATCGTCTCCTTATTTTTTATATTTTTTGCTGCCCTTGCGAGTATCTCGATCGCTTCGGCAATGTGGTTTTTATTGCTTCGATGGCAAAAAGAATGCTTTCTGTCTTTTTCATATCCACACCTCCACTATGCATGGGTCATCCTGCGGTTGTCGTTTAATATTGCACATCTCCCGTGGGATGGCTTCACGGATTTCTTCCAGAGTGTCCGCCAATGCAATAAGGCGCGTCGGACGGTTTACATCCCACACTCTGGCGACATACTGGTTTGGATAGTCTGCCGGTTTTTCGTAAACTGTAATCATCGGCAATTTGGTCTGCTTTCTGAGTCTTTCAATGTCGAATCTCTTCACGACGCGATCTTCTCCGGTACTTGCCATTGGTTTTCCTCCTTTCAGAAAAGGCAAAGGGTCACGATAAGAGCCGCTACGATCAGGAGAGCGCCGCCAAGGTAGTAACCCCTGTTTTCCGCCTTCTTGTCAAATATGGCACCGAAAAAGAAGAGGATGGCATATATAAGCAGGACTGTCTGCAATGCTATTCTCATTTCTCTGTTCCTCCTTTCCTCATTTTTTCGATAATCTCAAGGTATGGCAATCCGGAGCTTCCTCCGGTCTTTACCTCCCAGTCTGGGTGAAACTGTTCTGGCGAAGCGCTCGCCATTCCCGGCGTTTCCCATTCCCATCCATACGCTTTCACCGTCCGTTTATCACACTTAATGCTGTTTCTTGGTTTCTGCTCCCACGCGTCTCTGGCTGCTTTCCAGAATATCCACGGAACAGCGAAGAAACGGCAAAGGCTGAAGCTTACAATTACGATTCCTGCGGCTTCCGGGTCTTTGGTGTAGTCGTCCATATATGCAGCTTGGTGTGGTTCTACTCGTGAAAACGCTATCCTTTTGCCTTCCTCGTGCTTGGCTTCGACTGCCACCGGCACGTTGCGGTATCTTCCGAGGTAGTCCACGCAGCTCTTTTCCTCGACCTTGCAGTTGACGATCCTGCCGGTGTAATCTCTCAGTGGTATGAATTCTGTCGGTATCTTATGGACGCAGGCTATTCCGCTTCGCTGGTAGCTGTTATGTACGAATTTCAGAAAATCCTCGAACGACTTCCCTCGGTTTGCTTTCGAGTAATCCTTCATGGCGTCACCGCCCTATCTGGCTCGTACCTGCTCTTGAGATTGCTGTCATGCTGGTTGGTTCCA